TTCATCAATATCTGTTCCTGAATAAGGAACCGGGATATCTGCAACTTTAACTCCATCATCATAAACTCTAAGGTTAAAATCAGTCATAACCAGAAGACACGTTTGGCCTCCACCAAAATCAAACCCAACACCGGCAGTTTTTGAAACAACCCCTGAGTCAGTCCACAATTTAATTTCACTGAAAGACGAAGTCTCACCCATCAATATGTCTGTACCACCAACTTTTGCAAGTCTCCAATAACGAGCATTGGTTGAGCCAAAAGACCGCCTGTCTGTGATTGTTGTATCAATGCTATTGAGAGTAGTCCCAAAATTAGAAAATGTGATGTCATCCGTGGAGGATTGCCAAACAAACTCGTCCGTAGACGACCCTGTTAAATTAAAATCGTAAACATCGGCAAACACCACGGTACTTGCCGCACCTAAATCAATATGAGCAATAACATGGGGGTCCGTCGTATCGATCGCGTTTGACACCGAAAAAGTAGCCCTATCATCATCAATAATGTTTGCGGGGGTCCCTCCGTCCGGAGTAGTAACCGTAACACCGCCAGCCGTAAGGTCAATTTCTGTGGGAATGTCTAAAATTTCTTCTTTAAACTCAAGACCGGGTCTAACATAACACCCGCCCTGTGGAAACAACAAAACATTGTCCATAATTTCCGCGCTCTGATAATACTGCCTAATATCAGTGCGGCGTCGCATCCTTGGGGTTAATACCCCAGACCCGAAATTTGTTGTTGGAATACGAAGGGTTTGTGCCATTACCTAACCCTTGTGAAAGGTGATCTTTGAGATTGTCTCCCAGAAATTCTTTGGTTTGTTTTTTGCCTTGCGTCCGCATTACGTGCTAATTTACCTAACCTGTCCGCCTCTTTTGACAATGCAGTGGTTTTTGCAGGATCATCAGCGATCGGTATAGCAAATTTTGAGGCTAAAACCATTTGTAAATAAGTGGTGAAGTAAGAGGGAAATTTGTCTTCTGAAACTGAAAATTGGTATTCAGCATAAACTTCCCCATCAAAATTGGTAACTAAGAAAGTTTCCTGTACATCGTAATCAAGAACATCGTCTTTATTAACGGAAATCAAATTTATAATGTCAGACGGAAGTTGGTATGCAATTTCCCACTTGTCATCTGGAGCAGAAACGTGTTTGCTCAACATAGTGCTTATTTTTGTATTGAAAGCCCAAGGTTTCGTAGAAAGTAAATCGTCCCGAGTGTCTTCGTACAAAGTACCCGCTACAACGGACTCAGTGGAACCGTCTTCAAAAGACGTAATTACTGCGCCCCCAACAAGAACCGAGGCCGCAGATACAATTGAAACATCGGAAGTTGCCATGGAAAAATGGGGGGTGTTAAACCCCCCACTCCGTTTCTTAGGTTGGTGTCATATCGAAAGTGATTTCGGCAGTTTCAGACCCACCGGGGGTACCCGAAACTGTACACTTGATAAGATCACCAGCAGCAACCGTATTCAACGCCGACGGTGCGTCAGTGTCGATATCGCCGGCAGCCGAACCGGAATTGGCGATCGTTAGCACACCGTCGGTAATACCAGTCCCACCAATGTCGAACGTAAGGACGGCATCGTTGGTAGTAATGGCACCATTAAGAACAGAATAAATGTTGTCAATGGTGGCCGCAATCGGGGCAACCACCCAACCGGAAACACCATTCGTAAGGGCAACCGAAACATTGAGAACGTGTTTCGACGTGAACGTCTGGTTCGCAGCACCAGTAATAACAACGACATTAGCCACCGAAATAGACGCAACACCATACTGTTTGGTGAACAGTGTACCATCAACATCACCGGTAACGAGGATCGTGTCACCAGCATTCATGAACGGCGCAGCACTGTCGAAGTAGTTTGCGGCCTCAACCACAGCAAGGGTATCGTTAGTGCTGTAGTGGTGGACGCTTTTTACGGAACCATCACCGGAACCAATGGCACCGCCACTGGAAATTGTGATGAAACCATCTTGATCGTAAGCCATGAGAAAATCCCTCCTTTAGGGGGTTTTAGACAAATTGCGGTCGAAACTTACGTTTCGTCGCAAAGCACCTCGACACAACCTTCAACGTCGATCATGCAAGCGCCCATCGACATCATGTTGTTGACGAACCAAGCCGCACGATCACCGTGCCACGTAATATCGGACGTGACTTCTGCGCCGACAGCATGGCCGATTGCAGTTTTGTGGTAAACGTAGGTCAGACGGTTGTTACCAGTTTTGGTAAGGCCGGAATGTGGCATCCACATGATGCCCATCCAACGTTTGGCGAACAAACCTTTGCCGGCGAACGGAAGTTCGTTTGCCGGAATAAAATGCTCATTGACGAATTCATCAATTTGCATCAAATCGGTCCACTGTTTCCAGCCGACCACTGCGGTAATTTCGCCATCTTCCATCGGAACATCGGCGTCGCCCAAAAGCTCAGCAGCTTCAAGGGCTTTGGCCAGGGTCATTCCAACACCACCGGCTGCAATCTGCACTGTGGCACTTGCAAGGGCATCCTGGATGATTTGTTCGTCGGTTTTGCGGCCAAGAGCAAAAGCACCCGCACGAGTTAACAGATCGCGTTCCGGGTTTTTGGTCTTGAAATCATCAAGCTTGTCATGCCAATCACCGGCATACCAATCTGACAACGTGCAAAGGACTGGAGTATGGTCGATGTTCATGACAGGAACTTTACCGTGACGGGTTTTCTGCCCGGCAACGCCTCGACCGACTTTTTGGAATGTGGTGTCGGCAGCATCAATGTTGTTTTTGCTGCGAACGGTATTGCGAAGCTTGGAACCTTGACGCTGGTACGCTTCATGTACCTCCGCCTGATAATGCTTCACAAAACTTAGGTCTACTGTGGTTGGCACTTCGGCCTCCTATGTTTGCGTTAAAAGTATGATTTAGTGGAAAATTGGTTATCCCAAACGGGGCCAACTGTGTGGAACTGGTGGGCCGAAGTGCGGTTATCCTAAGTTCCAGACTCCTTGTAAACCCCTTTGAAACCTTTTTCCACTTCGTCACGGAGCTTGTTGTAGTCCGCGTGGTTCTGGTCCCAGTAGGCGTCAAGCTTCATTTTATCCCTCAGAGACTGTTCTGTCAATGATCCCGGAACGTCGTCCCCACCTTCGCCGGGAACAACTGTATCCCCCATAGCAAGACGAATTTCATTGATTGCGTTGACAGCACCGGCACTTACCATTGCCTCACGAATACCTTTGAACCCTGCTTCACTTAAATTCGCCTTGAAAAACTTGCTGTTTACTGAAACAAGTTCAACACCTTTATCTCCCAAAGCTTCCATTTCGCCGGCGATAACATGCTTTTGAGCTTCGATCGACGCACCGACAAACCACCCCATCATTTCATCATGGGCCTTTTGGGTGAAATTTTTACCTTTGGCGAATTCTTGGAAAGAAGCAACAATTGGATCACCATCTTTAATAGTTTGTTTGATGCGATCGTCGTCGACGCCTTCAATTGTTGGGTGGGTAAACGAATATTTTTCAGGCACTTCGCCAATAAAACCATCGTTCTTCGACTGGCCTTTTTCGAGTTCCGAAAAACCAGCTAAAACGCCTTCAACGTCAACCTTTCCGTCTTTAACAAATTTTTCAGGAACGGTGGAAATGTCAAAACCATCGGTAACAGACAAAGGCAATTCACCCGGCGTAGCGGGGGTCTCTGGGGTCGATGGTGCCGGCGGTGCCGGCGGTGTTTTAGGGACTTCCCCAGACGCAGGGGTTTCTGGAGTAGCAGGTGTTGCGGGGGCTTCGGCGGCAGACTCAGAAGCATCAATGGCGTCCGCAAGATTACCTGCAGTTCCGCCTCCAGCGCCTTCACTCTCAGGGGAACGTAACATACGGCGTGAATAAAACTTAAACATTTTTTTCTTCCTCTACTATTTTGTTGACTTCGTTTAAAATTTGGGCGACGATATCATTTTGCCCCTCTCTAAATCGTTTGTGCATCCAATACTGAATGGTCTGATCTTGTGTGATCGGAACAGAGAAGGGTTCAGTAGGACGTTCAAGCGTCTTGGACGCAAGAAACTTTAACATTTTTTCCCCATCCGGGGTTTGTAATGCTCTTTTAAATAATCTGGTAATTTCTACGCGTTCAGCGTTGGAGACTTCGGTTTTTTTACCAAGACTTGCGTATGGATCAAAAGATTGTTCTTTGGACATTACCCACCTGCGGCTTTAGCTATGGACGCAACGTCCATCCCACCCGCAGCAAGTTCACCAACGCCCTTTTGGTTTTCGAGGATTTCATCCTCTGTACTCATAACCTCTTGGGGCAACCCGGATTTCTCTCCAATATAAACCGCAGCTTTTTCAGGTTTAATTGACAGAGCAGCAAGACCGGGAATAATACCATTCATTCTGACAGCAGCACTAGACAAACTATCCAAATCCTGATCATCCTGAACATTAGCAAGCGGGGTAAGATGTTGAGTTGTAACAGTTTTTCCATCAACACTCAATTTCGGCAAATCGCCCGATTTACCCCACATACTTAACAATCGTTTATTAATTCCGCCAATTAACTCAAAATTTATGCGCCCAAATGACGCACCCATTGAGTCCAAAAGTAAAGACCTTCTGTCGCGAATTTCTTCTGCAGAACGAACAGTTTCAAGGGTGTCTGAACCAAAATCAAGGAGCTTTCGCCTAACGGAAGTCCTCATATCATTAAGGATCAACTGACTTACATCAAATTCACCCGAACGCGGTAACGCGTCCAACGAACGACCATTGACGCCACCATTGAACCCAACAGGTATAACAACGCCGGGGGCAATCTCAACAGTTTCGGGATTAATAACACCATCGTCCGCAGCAGTATATACACCTGAAATTGCAAGTGCACTGTTTTGCAGGACGAACTCTACAACCTTGTTTAGGGTCTTAATATCAGGAAGAGCGTTGATCAGTGGACCACGCCCATAAACTTCCCCGGAAACTTTCGAATACCTGCCTACGACCCAAGGAGAAACGTCAAACGTGTCGTTGAAAATTTCTTCCATTTCCATAAATGAAATTACGCGGTACTCATCTTTACCGGTTTTATAATTGTGAATTGTAGACTCAAGAATTTCAACTTCGGAATTAGGGATTTCCATTGCAGACGTGATGCGGTCCGTAGTACGAAATTTTGGCCATTTCTTCGGGATGTCAATTGCTTTCACATTCCACTTACGCCATATACGATCAACGATCCCTGAGGGACCTTCGCCCACAACTAATTGGGTCGCAGGTGCTGCGGTAAATGTCGCTGGAACATCGTCATCGTAATCCTGGATGAGTAATGCGCCTGTACCGACTGCAAGATCGTTGTACACTTCCGGCATTTCAATGTCGAAATTCGTACGGCCCAACAAGTTGAAATATTGACGGGTAACAACGTCAAGCAGAGCGTTGACCCTAGGACGTAACGCAGGCTCAATTTCAGTACCATGAACAAACTGTTGCCACCTTGTTTGAGGGGGAGTGACATTCTTGACCATTGTATTTGAAAATTTAATGGTAGAGTCCATTGCAGTTGAGTCGTATATAATTACGTCGTCAACCGGGCCTTCCATAGCGTTTGCAGTGTCATCGCGGAGCAAATGGCGGTGAGGAACAGCATAACGGTAGCAGTTTTCATACAACTCATTAATTCTCTCTTTACGAGAATTGTTGGCATTGTAACCCCTGACTACCTCGTTTACTACCTCTGTAGGCATTTACTATCCTAACGATACTTTTGTTGGAATACCGAGGAAAGGAGAAACATCCTCGTCTTCTTCCTGACTAAACAATGAAGCGCCACGGGCAAACCTTGATTTGCGCCCAGCAAGCAATTCCTCTTGCTGTTGACGTTTTTCTTCATTTGCTTGTTCTTCACGCGCCTTTGCGGCAGCGATTTCGGCGGAATTATCCTGAACTGGAATTTTTGGCTTTGAGAAAAGTGTTGTCATTTTGTCTCTCATCAATCGTTTGTATAAACGAAACGGAGTAAAACTGTGGCCTCTCAGACCTAAGATCGACTCTACCACAGACACACACGTGAGGGGAAGTGCTTGCGGAACACCGTGAAGTTTGTATTCGGCTTCAACTTTCAATATCGTACACTCATCTTGTAATGCGAAAAACTCCAGCATCCCATTAACGTTGTGTTCTGTGTAAACACTGTGGTCAACCAATTGAATTTCTGTGCGCCAAAGAAGTGTCTCAACCGAGACCCAAGTTCCCTTATGCTCCGTAAATACAAAACAATGTTGAAACCCATCCTTAAGTGGCTTATTCCACCATCTAGGGGTACTTGTGTTACAAAAAACTACAAACCATGTGGATTTATCAACCAATTGGACTGAACCCCGTTTTTGCCTTGAAAGGTTTTTTCACACCTCTGTTTTGGTTTTTCCCAATTAATTTTCTACCGACACCAGCCCCAAGGTAACCGTATTGTCTGGCATCGTGGGGATGGGAAGCGTCGTTTTTTTCAGGGGTTTCTGAATATTTTGCCGCGCCCGACGTTTGCATTTTTTTGTATTTATAAGCACCGTTAAACCCCTTCCGTAACATTTTACATGTGGAAGATAATAAATATCCAGGATGTCCATCGATCATTTCATTAAGTGGTGCGGCACCGGCTTCGCGGCGAATTGTCCAATTGTTTGACCCCGGTCCACCGCTTCGAACTTTAATTCCTTCATTTTTTAGAATGTCGTGATAAGTACGCTCGTCGGACGGTAAGGGGTGGTCGCCAGCCGGATCACCGTAGAATTCAAATGTGTCACACGCAGGAAAAACGAGAGAACACTCAACTTTAAGTATTTTGGCAAATCTCTCCGCCCCCATTTTTTCATTGGTTAATTCATGGATGTCCTGCCATTGACCACGTGGGGTTTGTTGACTAAACACAGCTGCAGGGGTTCTACCGTAGTCCAACCCTACAATAAGGGGTCGACCCGTTATCCACGGTAAAGGTTCTTTAGATAAATGAATATCCTCGTTCCATTCGTCAATATAAACCGGCATACCTTCAATTGCTGTACCCAGTTTGTTCCCTACATAAACCCTAATATGATTATTAGGTTTACCAGACATAACGTTTGCGTAATAGCCCTTCGGTAGATTTTCAATGTTTTCTGCATTTGGATTAAGTTCCCAAACAACTTTCCCATCTACACGGGTTTCAAACGCCGCAGGAGGTTGAATGAAGAAACCCCAGTTTATTACTGGTGCCCAATCAAGGGGCATTGGCGTACTTCCTTCATATATCGCCCACCAATGTTCGTCATCTGGTGGGTTGGTGTCCATGATTACTCCGTACCAAGTAGGCCCTCCCTCACGCATTGAAGGGTAACGGCCAACGCGATCGCTACAAGCGCGGACAATTTCAACAGGAACTTCTCTCGCTTCATTGATAAACACCCCTGTGAGTTCTAATGACAGTAGTTTCTTGACATCATCTGGTCGGTCGAGGGCGATGAAATAAATTTCTGCTTCAACATCGTTAAATTTGAGTTTGTGTTCATACGGGACACGGCGCACGAAACGCCCAAAAATGTGTTCCGGAAACCAATCCAACCACGTCTTAATAGTCGTCATTTCCAATTGAGGATTCGTATTACGTACAACGGCCCACCTTGAGCGCCGAACCCCATCTTTCCCCGGCCTCTGTTCACTGCAGCGCCTGAAAACTTCAAAACAACAGCCAACAGACTTACCCGAACCAATTGGGCCACGCACTCCGCGTACCGGTGCATTACTTCGATGAAATTTTCGAAGGGTCGCACTTGGACGGTAATTGATGCTCAGTATTCCCTCATCCGGGGCAGGGTCAAACTCAGTCATAGTTTTTCCTCGTCTCCTAATATTTCGCCCATATCAATGTTAACTGCGACAGGCACTTTTTTGGTCTTGTCACCCTGCTTTTCAAACGCACCACGTGCGCGCATTAAGTGAGCTAGTCCCGAAATTCTTGCGGCGTGGCTAGAATCCTCTCCATGGTCCCTTGCTTGGTCCCACATTTCTTGTTCGATGTCTGAAAGTTCCAAATCAAACTGCCGACGTTTCATCGCCATGCGTCT